ACTGTAGTCCATCTACAACATCTGTATTGTTTACTTCTGTTTTAGTGCCTGCTGCGTCATCAATATACCAAGTAACACCAGAAACAACGTCACTTCCTAAGAAGCGCGACCAGTCTATGCTGTAGTCAAGTAACTCATCTTTATCTTTATCCGGCCACCTATATGACATTTCTATTCCTTACGCTGTAATGTGTACAGTATTGTTTGTGTCTTGCTTACCTATAAACAGAGTGCGCTGTCTGCTATACTCATCTGCGTAATCTTGGTAAGGGAATACTACAGCTGTTGGATCTGCTAGATTAACAGACAGAGTAGCAGATATTGTATCGAGTGTCACTGAAGCTTGAGCATCTTCATCAGTAAACTCGTAGTTGTTTAGCGTCAGAGATACACCTGTGATGGGTATATCTGCCTTGGCATCAAACCCTAGTGTCTCTGCGGTAATAGTAGCAGGTATAGTGTCAAACACTATAGAAGCTTTAGCATCTACATCTGCAAAAGTATTGATACTGAAAGAAGCGGTGACAGCTGTAGGTGTGGTACTAGCTTGCGCTTCTGTAACTACAGCATTGATAGTTGTAGCAGCAATAACCTCTGCTATAGATGTAGTAGCCTGAGCATCAAACTCAATAGCTACTTCACCTGTAGCGGCTACACTACCCAGCGTGTGAAATGCTATAGCTTCGTAAAGCAAATCACCTGTGCTAAACTGAGCAAGTGTTCCTGGCAAGAACGCATTAGCAAATACTGCTGTAGCACTCTGTGAAAGAGGGGTCTCAGATAAAGCTGTAAAGCCTAGCATGTTATGTGACCCCTCTTACTGTTACGGGTTTAGTGTAGTTACTCAGGCTGCGTGGGCCATGTGATGTCAGGCCGCTAACTCTGATGCTTGATTTACTCCGAGGATATCTTCAAGCTTACTGCGTATACCAAGACCATCAAGGTTCTGTGCAAAAGATGGGGACCACCACAAGTTACTCAAGTGTAGGTAGTCCATAGAAGCCTGACCACTATCCATTATTGTTTGCGGTGCTGATCCAAATGCGCCTGCGGGGTAAGCGTGTTTTATCATGTCACAAAAAGCAGGGTCATACTTACCACTTTCCATGCAAAGCTCCCCACGTTCTTTTGCATAATCCCAGAAGGGTGTGTTGTATTTAGACCCAGCAAAGTAGTGCATCATGATTATGCGTTCTACGTTTCTTACCAAACCTACATATTCCATGTTGGCCTGTTCTACAGGCACAAGACCCTGAAGGTAGTTAATTGCGTTGTCTATAACAGTGCTGGCCATACCAAAAGACATAGCTTCCAGAGGCTCTAAGAAGAATGACGCATTACCATTGCTCGCTACTCTATCCGTAAAGTTACGGTTCTTTGAGTAGTTGTTGAAGCCAAACGAGTTAGTCTCTTCGCTTGGGGTCAAATCAAAGTCACTAAAGATTGCCTTGACGTCTTCTTTTACTTCTTCAAGGGTGTTGATGTCACTGTTATACAGATACCCAATGGAACATCTGTTTTGGAGGGGTATTCCAAAGACCCAACCATATGGGCGAGCAATTGTAAGCGTGTGAGAAAACTTGGGAGCGTCCCAGTAACACTGGTTAACGTGAACAGCGTTGACAGGGATGTAAGCAGACTGCGAGTGCTTACTGTAATCCTTGGGGCGACCAGAACAGTCAATGATGTAATCAGCATCAATGTCATCTGGTTTTACATTATGTTCAAACAAGTCAACATGATCTTTTAGTCTTCCATACACGTAGTCCTGCATCTTGTTTGCGTTAAAGTGCAAGGCCACTGTTGGTGAGGGAAACTCATGGAGAAACTCTTCTTCAGTGGCAGACCAACCCCGCTTGAAGATACCCGTTTTTACGTAGCCATCCACAAGATCAAAGTCTTTGGGACCAAACCCTAGGGTTCGATGCAGAAGGGAAGGGAGCACGAGAGTTGTCCCCTCGCCTACCGCCTGCGGTTTAATGTTAGGATCGTAGTGCCACTCAACTTTTGCTTCTGGAAAGCTAAGTTTCATTTGCACCGCCGACATGCACCCAACAGTTCCACGACCTATGACCGCGTACTTCTTCACGACATGTCCAAAACAGAAGGAAGCGTTGGCCAGACCACAGAAGTTGGGAACGTAGCTTGAGCCGTAATATCCAACAAATCTGTTCGGTACTGTGTGACTTCCGTTTGTTCATCAGAAGTTAACCCACTCCATCGCATAGGATTTGAAACCACAGGGTCAACAAACGCCCGTAATTGGCTGGCTCTTAAAAGCCTAATTTCAGCAGCGTTAGCAGCATCTATTTCCGCCTGAGTGGGGGGTGTTGGGGCAATGTATGCCCCAATCGCACCGTCTGCCTGCATCTGGGCAAGCAGTACAGTGTTGTCGATAGTCATGTCGGCGTCATTTACATCTAGGGTATACGGCGTCCAACCTTCATACTCAGGCAGATTAAGAAAGCAGTCAATACGATTGCCTGTGTCGTCAATATAAACCGCGTCTTTGTAAACATATGTCATTAAGAGTACCTCACCCAAAGACCGGGAAATGATGGACCCCAGTTTGCACTAGCTTCAGGCGCGTTTCTCATTGCTGGAGTCATTAACCGCCAACTTCCCGAATAAGTCTGGTCACTTTGTAGGGAGGTATTGGTAGAAAAGCTGTTGTTCTGACTAGCAGTCAGACCTGTCGTACCAGAGGTAGAGGTTGTTTGGTTTGTAATAGCTACCGCTCCCCCCTCTATGCCACGGGATTCTAAATTGCTACCTGCGGTAGTCCTACCCTCTTTATAGCCTACCCCTTGAGTATTTGATTGCGAAGTGTCATGTGCAACGGTGTACGTTCCCACTCCGTTGACGGCTGTACTAGCTCCAGTGGAAATATCTCCGCTTCCAAGAATGGAATTACCACCTACCGTCTTTAAACCGCCTACATTCTGTAAGTTTCTGCTGTCATCAATAACGGTTGTACCGCTTACTTGAATAGCCATCTTCGTGTCCTTCCACTATTAGCCGTTGAGTTTTGCCGTTAGCGCGTCTATCTGCGCCTGTTGTTCTTTGATAGCCTCGATCAAGAGGCCCACCATGTTGCCGTATTGGACGGTCAAGTGACCCTCGCCACCCTCCTGAACCAGCTCCGGCAACACCGCCTGCACTTCCTGTGCTATCACACCTGACGACTTTTCGCCGCTATCTTTGAACGTGAAGCTGTAGCCACCCAACTGCTGCACCTTGCCCAGCGCGTCTGAGATCGGCTCGATGTCCGTCTTAGTGTTGCGGTCGGACGTGGTGTTAAACGTGCCAGCTTGCATCGTGCCAGTAGTCAGGATGCTCTTGTTGTTATAAGAGCGTATCCAAGTGGTGTCTTGCATCTGCCAGCCACCACCGTAGGCCTCCCAGAAGATACCGTCTGCGCCATTCACCCTAAACCAATCGTTTGCGTAGATTTTGTTATGCGTGACGTTGTCGCTGGTGTTAAGGTTCTGGTTTGCCGTGAACGTGGTGTAACCCGCACCGTTGGTGAGCTGGTTGTTGTTGGTGATATAGTTGGCGTTGGTCGCCCCTGTGTACCCCAAATTTGCAAGTGTCAGAGTATGCGACCCCAGCCCCGTGACGTGGCCATAGCCGTCAAGAGTGACATCTTGAATGACTGTCGCTCCGGAGTTGTTGACGCTGCCCTGAGACGACGTGTCGTCGTGGCTAATGCTGATCGTGGCATTGGAGCTTTGGTTGGCTGTGAACGTGCCAGAGCCACCCAATGCGCCGGTGCCCTGCACAGTCAGTGTGCCATTGCCAACCGACACCGAGCCGGTGCCGACCGCAGTGACGTGGCCATATGTGTCAAACGTCAAATCTTGGATGAACGTGTTGCCGCTGTTGTCGCTGCTCGAGACGCTGCTCGTGTCAGCGTGGCTGAGCGTGACATTGCCAGTGCCGCCGCCAGACAGGCCGGAGCCCGCGGTGATCGTCTGGTCGTCCTTAGCGCCAGCCTCGATGCCGTCCAGCTTGGAGCCGTCTGCCGCCACGTCGCGGCCGTCGACTGTGCCGCTGACGACGACGTTGCCGTTGACCGTGGTGGTGCCGAATGTCGGGGTGTCGTTGAGCTGCACGGCGCTGTCCGCCAAAGCACCTTGAGCCGAAGTCGCGGCGCCCACGTCAGACGCTGTCAGGGCGTGTGACGTCAGGCCGGTGACGTGGCCGTATGTATCAAGCGTAACGTCTTGGATCACTGTGCCGCCGGAGTTGTTGACCGTGGCCTGAGAAGACGTGTCAGCGTGGCTGAACACGGTGCCAGTCAGGTCGAGGCCGCCGTCGGCGGTGTAAACTGCGGTCGACGCCACCTGAGTGAACGTGATGTTGGTCGTGCCGAATGTGATCGCGCCCGAGGTGTTCATAACATAAAGCTCACCGGCCCCAGTGTTGCCCTCTAGAACGAAAAACGCGTCACCCTCTCCGAAGCTGTCGGGGTCGCTCGGTGCATAGCTGTCGGTGTCAGCGGATCGCGTCATCACCCAGTTGGTGCTGCCCGATCCCACATTGGACACGGTATATACGCCGTTCTGTGTGGCGTCGGTTTGCGCGTAAATCAGCACGCGGTCAGCGGCTTGCAACGTGATGCCGTCTATCGCCAGAGCGGCCTGCGTGCCCGCATTGGTCAAAGTGGCACCCACGCCGCTCGATCCGTTATTGTACGTCACAGTGAGCGCTGAGGGTGCCTCAGCGCGGACTGGGGCGTGATAGTGCAAACCGGCCGCTGCAATTGTGTCAACGTATTGCTTCGTCGCCAACTGCAGGCTGGTCGTCGGGTCTTGCTGCACGGTCACGTTGTTGAACGACGGGCTCTGCGCGGTGCCGAGGCCAAGGTTTGTGCGGGCGGCGGAAACGCTGGCCACGTCGGACAAGTTGTTGGTGCCGATCAGGGCTCCAGAGAGTGTCGCATATGCCGCGACCCACACGCTGCCGTTGTAGAACTTAATTAAGTTGTCCGAGTTGTTATGATAGAGCGCGCCAGTTTGAAGCGCGTTACCGTCATTGTCCAGAGTGGGGTCGCTGCCCTTGGTGCCAAGATACAAGTCTGTGAACTCGTCGAGAGTGTTTGCGGCGTCGGACGCAGATGTCGACGCGGCGCTGGCCGATCCCGCGGCTGCGGTAGCTGATCCCGAGGCGGCGGTGGCCGAGGCGGCGGCCTCGCCAGCTTTTGTCGTGGATATGACGGCCTGAGCTGTCGAGGTTGCTGCGCTTGCCGCGGCGTTTGTTTCGGCGGTCTCGCTGCCGGTCTTTGCAGTTTCAGCAGCGGTTTGCGCCGCTTCGGCCGCTGTCTGAGCTGCTTCGGACGCGGCTTGTGCCGCCACGGATGCCACGCGAGATGCTTCGCTTTCGGTTGCGCTAGTGGCGGAATTTGACGCCTGAGTGGAGGATGTGTTTGCGCTAGTGTTTGCGTTGCCCTCAGAGATAGCCGCGGCAGCCGCTGACGCGGCGCTCTCAGCGGCTTTGCTTGTGCTTGTGGCTGCTGAAGCGACGGATGTGTCTCTCGCAGTTTCGGCGCCAGTCTTTGCAGTTTCAGCAGCAGTTTGCGCCGCCTCACTTCCGGCCTTTGCTGTTTCCGCCGCCGTCTGGGCGGTCGCCGCCGTCACCGCAGAGCCTGCCGACGCCGAGGCTGAGGATGCAGATGCGCTTGCTTGAGACGTAGCAATCACCGCCTGATCTGTAGCTAATGAAACTTGGCTTTGGGACAAGCTGGCAGAAGTGGCGGAGGCACTAGCGCTGCCGGCGGCTGCCGTCTCGGAGGCGGCCGCGGCGACTTTTGATGCTTCGGCCTGCTCGGCGTATGTCTCCAGATTGTCAGTATCCGTATCGCTGGTCATACCAGCTCGCTGGGTCCAAGTATTGTCTGTCATTAGCGTGGGATCCTCATGCTAAGCGGGCCGCTTACCTGGGCTTGAGCGCTTTCGTTGTTTAGGGCTTCGACGCCGGACTGGTACATACTGCCCCAGACCGCCACCCGCGCATCGTCAGCCAGATATGGCGCGGACTGCATTAGGGCGGCGTATAAGACGACGTCTGGCGAGTAAGTCAGCAGCCAATTTGATGGGTCTGCGTCGGTCAGGGCTGGGATGCGTGCACGATACAGCATGGTGATGTTGTACGTCGCGTCGGGGATCGGGTAGAACTCCATCTCGTTGGCGGTCAATCGCCAGTAGCGAGGTTTCGCCGGGGTGTTGCTCTGCGCGCGGTAGTCTGCCATCTCGGACGATGACGCAGACGAAATCACACCGCCGTCGGTGTGCTGCACTTGAATTATGCTGATCCAGTCATTCGGCAGATCCTCATAGCGCTCGTCGATGTCTGTAGTGACGCGCTTTTCCTGTTTCCAATGGTTCAAGTCGCGAGCAATCCGCGCCTCTCCCAAAGAGATAAAAGTCGGGATAACTGCGGTCAGATCATCGCGGTTTAGGAAGTCGCCAATTGCTGACTTCAACTCAGCATAATTTGTGATGCTCACAGTCTACCGCCTCTCGTCCTAAACGCCCGATTGTCTGGGTCGTTCATCCATTTCGCCAATCGCTTAGGGTCATCTGCGATGCCCTCACGTTTGAGCTGATAATACACCGAAAGTGGCAGAGTTGCCACCTTGTTTAATTTCTCGCCCCACCGCTCGTCCGCGCTGTTAAACTCGCGCTTGTTCTGGTCCAGAATAGCGTCCATTTGCTGGACTGTCTCGAGCACATATTCGCCCTTGTCGGTCACATGCCAGAACTTCTTGATCCCGGTCAGTTTGTCTTCGCTAAAAAGTTTTTTCATTGCCCACTCCAGAAGTAGTTGGGGCGACCGAAGCCGCCCCACCAATGTTAGCTTACGTTCAGGTCGAAAACGCCGCCGTGAGCCTTTTGTTGGGATACCCGGAGGCCGGCCTCGCAAATTATCATTTTTTTCTCGGCGTCGCCGGTGCGAGCAAGATCTACTGCTTGGATCGGGCGTAGGTAGCTGACGGACGCGTACTCTGGATCGAGCAAGAATGCGTCACGCTCACGCTGGAAGCGGTTTGGAACCACTGACAGTGTGCCGAAGTCTGACAGATAGACGTCAGCGGCGCCGATGATGGTTGTTGGGCCATCTGACGGTGCTTGGTAGCGCTGTGCGGCGATACCGGCGAAGCCAGATACAACAGTCTTGTTGTAAGGACCGACCATCAGCACGGATGGCTGACCACCTTCGGTGAACGCCTGCTGCATCACGTCTTTGACCATTGCTTCGGTCAAGTCGCGCTGCGTGCCGTCGCCGCGGGCGTCGGAACCGTCTACTGCGGTTGGGTCTGTTCCGTCACCAGCTTTGCTGGTGTTGGTCGCGATCCATGCGCCGAGACCGGCAGTGACGCGGGCTGTGCTTGAGTTGCCAGCAACTTTGGCTGCGTTGGCAGTCAAAATCAGCTCTAAATCGCGCTTCAGCTCGGATCCCCGTTTTGCAAGTTGGTAGCTGACCTCGTCGTTTCGGCCAGCAAGGGTCTGGTCACCCAAGTTGTCCGCAATGATCATTGTGCGGCGAGCAATCTGTGTGTAGTTGCCGACGCGAGAGGTGGAAGCTGTTGAATCAAAAGAAGAAACATCATCGCCGTCAATGACTGGCACGTTCTGAGCGCTTGCAAGCTCATCAGTCTGCCACTCAAAGTATGTGTTAGATACATTGTCGGAGCCGATGTTGGATTGCAGAGGCACGTCCTCTGGACTTATGTTGCTGATTATGTTGGATAATTCTTCGCGAATACCTTTCGCGTCGAACGAGGTGAAGGTGTTACCTACGATAGCCATTGTGTATTCTCCTACAATAAGGCTTTGATGGCAGCCGCTGCGTCACGCACGCGGCCGGTTTGCTGTACGCGCTGTTGCGCTTGTCGTGCACCACTCTTCGGTTTCGGTTGCGTGCCGCGTGACCCTGCCCGTAGCGTTTTGCCGCCCTTCGCTGGTTTAGGCTTGGCCTTTGCCTTGTCAGCTCGAGTTGCTCCACGCGACTGTAACATTGCCAGTCTGGCCATTTTAACGACCATCGCGCTGTTCATTTCGTCAATGTCCTGCTCCGCAAAGCCGGATGTCAGAAGAAAGTCGCGAATTTGGCCAGCTTCTTCTGCTGCCACTTTTGCGTCTCTCCATTCGGGGATTAGGTCGGGGAGTATTTCCCGCTGCTGCTCCACGAACTGCGCCTTCGCTTGTTGCATTCTTTGTTGTTGCAACTCGTTCAATCGCGCCTGCTCTTGCGTCACAGCCTGCATCTGCATTTGCTTCTGCTCTAACTGTTTCCGCCATTGCCGTTCAGCCTTCGCGGCCAAAGCGGGGTCCGTGTCATACAGAGTATCCCAGTCTGGCTCGGCCTCTACCGATTGCTTCAACTGCTCCGCAATTTGCGGTAACAGCTCAGCATACTGTGCACGTTCCCGGTCCAACTCAGACTGAACTGCGGAGACCTCTTTCGTCTTCTCAGCCAGCGCCTGCGTCTTGCGGGTGTAATCTCTCTGCCTCAGATAACCGTTTCGGGCTTCCTCGACCGTGATCTCCTCGCCATCCACTTCGACCGTAGCCGCGAGGATGTCGCCTTCTTGAGATTGGTCTTGGTCCTCGTCCTCGATTTCCTCGCCTTCAAGATCGTCGGCCTCTGCGTCAAAAGATTGCTCTTCGCCTGCGTCATCCGACATTTCGGCCTCTTCCACATATTCTGTGTCTTCGACCTGTAGCGCATCAGCCTCTGGAGCATTGTCCTCTTGCGAGGGTGCCATCATGGCGCTGATTGCATTTTGTGCTTCTGACAACCCAATCCCTTGCGGGGTGTTGTTATCTGCCATAGCTTATCTCCTATTATAGGCCTATTTTCTCTTTTTCTCAATAGACCCATTATCCACCATTGCGCGCAGCGTCTGGCGAACCATTTCAACGCCACGCAGTTGCATGTAAACAGCCTCCCGGCTGTCCTTGTCGCTGGGCGCAGTCGACTTAAACTCCGCCCAACAATTCTGTTCGATCTCGTCCATGAAGCGGTTGAGATCGGTGTCACCTAGAAGACGCTCAGCCTGACGGCCGTCGTCGATGATTTGCTGCTTACTCTTCACGCGCGGCCTCCTTAATCACGTCAACCTGACCTCGCATGATCTCGCGATTGATTGCCAGCTCGGAGCGGATCTTTTCGACGTTAAGCTGCGTGCCATACTTCGCCTGCAACTCTTCCGCCTTCACGAACAGCTCGGCCTCCAGCTCGTCGCGCTTGCGGTCGTCTTCCATGACCATATTCTCGCGCTTGAGCTGTAGCTCGGCCGCCTTCTTCTGCATGTCCGCTTGGATCTGTTGGATCTGCACTTGGATGAGCTGCTCGTTGATGTCTGGCTTGTTGTCTGGTGGCGGCGGACGGAAGTCAGCCGGATCGTTCCAGAACTGCGACGTGTCTTTGAAGCCCGCCAGCTCTGTCATAGACTTGAGCGTGTTTGACAGCTTGGAAATGTCGGTCAGCGGGTTGACTTGGCCCATTGTGGCCAGAGCCTCTTTCTGCATCTCACCAATTTGACGCATCATCATCATGCGCTCAGTGTCAGTGCCGCGGCCGAGAGCCACATTCACTGAGACGTCCATCGCCCCATCCCAAGCGCGTGGGTCGATCTGCACGAACTTATTGCGCAGGCGAACCATGCGCGGCTGGTCTTGGTGCGTGGTGATTAGCTTCAAGATGATCTTGAATAAGTCTTTCATGCCGGTCTCGGCAAAGATCCGGGCGATCAACTCTATGTGCTGCTGTGCGGCCGCCACAGTGGCGTTTACAGCGCCGGCAGTGCTGCTCTGGAGTGCTGCTGCATCTAAACCCATAGACGCCTTAGAAACGCCTGTGCGGGCCTCCTTGACCTCGTCCATGTATTGCAGGACTGGGAACGCCTGCTGGCCGACGAATGGCATCGATAAGACTTGGATCTGGCCTGCGGAACGCTGGCGAATGATCGAGCCCACTTCTGTCGACATTGCGTCATCCAAGTTGACCATGCCCTCGGTCACAGCAATACGCGGGTGGATCGACATCGCCAAGCTGTCGAGCGTGTTGCGCATGACGTTTGACTTGATGCGCTGAATGTCCATGACCACGTCTGCAACGGATAACCCGAAGAAGTCGTGCGCCTCTGGCTCTGGGCAGAATGAGCAGAACGGCGCCATGTCGATCGCCTCGTTGCGCAGAACCTTGTTTCCGTCGCCAGCGGTGCAGACCTTGCGCAATTCAGCAACGCCGTCGCCGTCGTAGTCCACGCGGATGTAGCTTTCTGTGTAGGCCACCTTGCGCATTGCGTCGTCGTTGCGCGCATTCATCTCGTTGGTCAAGGCCGGGTTGCGTGTGCGGCGCTCGACGTTCGTGTTCATGTCGTCGTGGGCCGACGCTAGATTTTCAACGTCTTCTTCGGCGTAGCCCATCGACACCAGCTCGGAGACTGTGATGATGCGGCGGTGGCCGACGTATGACGCCTCTGATATCGACTTGGCCTCGCGGGAGATAAGAAACTCTTCCGGCGGAACTGCCTCGATCTGCACGCGGCCGTCTGGGCGCACATATTCGACTGTGACGTCGTGCACCATGGGTGGCATGATAAACTCGCCGGTCATGGGGTCGATCTGGGGCTCGCCGACAGTCTCGGACGACTGCACGGTGATCTCAGCGGCTGGGTCGGCGGCAATTGCAGCCAAAGCCGCGTCGTCGAGGCCAGTCATGTGGAAAGTCTCGACTTCAGTCTTGTCTTCCCAGAAGCACTTGATGATGCCGACCTTGCGGATCAGTGCATCCTTGAACGCGCTGTGCATCACGAGGAAGCCGTTGTTGTCGCGGTTCATCACAAAATTTGCGTAGTCTGTCGCCTGTTGCGCGTTCTCGACGTCCTCGGGGCCAGTCGGGATATATGACACGCTCTCGTCGGACCCGTGGAACACGCGCATCAGTGACGGCATGATCGCCTGTACGGTATCCCGTACGTCCATGCTGACGACTTGGCTGCGGCCCTCTTCCTCGTTGCCGAATGGCTCGCCGCGGTAGTATTTTGTCGCCAAGGCGCGATCCGGGCTGACATAGTTGTCGATGTAGTCTATGGCGTCTTCGATCTCACGACCGACGATGCCCTGCAACTCGACTTCGTCCATGACTTCCGGGTTCAACATCGCCTCAAGCTCGGAGGCCATTTTATTTGCTTCATAGTCCATGTTTAGCCTCTAATATTGTTGTCTAGGGTCTTGCTGCGTCTGTATAGCCAAAAGCGGAGCGGCTGCTATAGGCGCTGCGAGCAAAGGTATTTTGCGACGGAACACTGAACGCGCCGCCTCTTCTGGAGTTATATCCAAAGCCTGAGCAGTGACACTGAGACGGTCGTCGAATATGTCTACCGGCGTCTTTCTTGCGCTGCCGAGATTAGTCTCATCGCCAAATCCAAACCAGCCCATTGACTGCGCCTCCGCTGGAGATACGCCAAGTTTGGCCGCGGCGTCATGCCATATATCCGCGAACACTGGGTATTCAGTTTGCAGTTTGGTCGTACTACCCTTTGGCCCAGTCATTTGAGACGCCAGCGTGTCGTCGATCATATTAGGCGTCAGAACGCTTGGGTCTTTAGCGTATTGGTCTCGGAATTTAGGAAGAATAAATCCCTCTGGGACCAATCCGGGCTGCATCTCATTTAGCGTCATCAGAGTGCCGCGAATAGCGTGAGTGTCCATTGTGACGCCACTCCGGTTACCGGACAGGTTCGCGCCAAAATTGGATGGCTTTGGGTTTCTTGCCACGTCCATTTCGCCAGTAGCGGCAACGTCGTCTAACAGGCCGCCGTGAATGCCGCCTTTGGCAGTCATCATTGGGTAGCCTTTTTCACTTATCCCCTTGGTGCCGTCGGGGCGTATTGTACCGGGGCCAACAACTTCGCGGAATGGTATGCCTTGATTGTCTTTCGCCATCACCAGTGTGGCGTTGCGCAGGTTTTCTTCAACCTTAGTCCGCGGGCTAGTCGCGGCCACGTTATTACTTAAATCACGCAGGTATGCCTGCGCCTCTGTGTCACTTAAACCAGCCTGACGCGCTGCTCGGTAAACTGGTCCATCGGTGTGATAGAAGTATCTAGTGTCCGCTTCTAGCTGACCCGTGGCACGAATGCGATCTGCCAAAGCGCTTGATATTTCCTCGCGCCTGTCAACCAGTATCCTTGCTCGGTCGCCTTTTGGTAGAGCCGCAGTCGGGTCTGGATTGCGAGGATATTTCAAAGATAAGTCTTCAAATGCACCGCTTGGGGCCGGCGTTTTATAATCTCTATCAAAAATTCCTGCGCCGCCGGGAGCTGGCTGGATGCGATCTTTTGGGCTGAACTCCATTTGAGCCGCGCGAGCTTCCAGTGCACTTAGAAGACTGGGGTCTTTTGTAGACGGGCCCCCATTGCTGCCGATGCCTCGACCAGCATCAAAAGGCGAGTATGTTTCTGGCCGCAGCCGGACATTCCCGAGCAGAGAGCCCATCGAATTTGGATCAACCTCTAAGCGACTGGCAGCTCGAATGGCGGGCCCAACTCCGGGCACTACAGACGCCACTGAACCTAAAGCGGCAG